TTCGAATCCTTGCCTTTCTCAATGTAGCCTTTTTTCAGCCCCCATTCATGTATGGCATTCACCATGCCCCTAAATTTGCCCCTCTTTTTTCTTTTTTGAATCCGGCGTGCAATATCTTTTAATTCCGTCGGAACGACTGTCTTTCCCCTCGTACCAAACTCGATGTATGGCGCGTGATACGCATTTGCTGCCACCTCCCAAAGTAAATGTCCGACCTTTGCGTGTTGAATACTTTGATGGATGCCTGATAAATAAATTGGCGCGCGCATAATCGCATCTTTCTCTATTTTTATCACTCCGGCCTCAAGCGCGATATCAATCTCTTCCGTCAGTTCGTTCTCAACGTCCCTTAATTGGTTGAGGGCTTTTTGAACCCCGACCAGTTTGAAATTAATCATATCACGATCCTTTTATACCACGCGCTCGCCAGTTCCGGGAAACTGGTTAGGCTGGCGGTCTCATTGCTTAACTCGATGCCCCTGTTCTGATATGACCATGCGACAATTCTTTTAAGGTCGTTAAGGATATCATCCGGCACCGTTGTGTACCCGCACTGGTAAAGTATCTCATGCACACCTGGCGAATACACCTCAATGCTATCGCCGTATTGTTTATAAGTCACGCAGTCCCCCTCGCTTGTTACGGACAAGATCCCCGTCACGGGACCGGGCAATGTGTACAGGTCCATTGGTGACATGTCCACGGTCAGCTTGATGGTCTTTTTCCCGAGCTGCAAGCCTGTATAATTCTCAAGCCAAAGGCGGGCGTTTTTGCAAAGTGACGCAATCAGTGCGTCATCATCGCTGAATGATATTTTCATCGCCGCCTTCGCCGCCGCTGTCGTCAGCGGTTCCGTCGAAAGGTCTGTCTGAATTTCTTTTGCGATCAATAAATTCATCGTTGTTCCCTCTTTGCTTTGAAAATGAAATCCTCGATTTTTTGCAGTCCCCCCAATGGGTCGAGCTCGATGGCCCGCTCCTTTGCTTTTTTAGATGCTGCGGAGTATGCTTTTCTTTCATCGAGCTTTTTAATCGCCTTGACCCAGTCCTCTACCTTGTCCCGGTCCTGTATATAAATTCCCGCCTCTCCACAATTTTCAAGTAGCCCCGGAGTGCTTGAGCATATCACCGGGATCCCGCTCGCCATCGCCTCCGTCGCCGTCCGTCCCCAGCTTTCGTATTTGCTCGGCATTATCAGGATGCGTGTCTTTTCATACACTTTCCTGATATCATCCTGCTTTTCCCATACCTCGACATTCTGCGGCTGGTCAATGTGCTGCCCTATGGATGCAGGCTCCGAATACGATCCTTTAACCCCGATGAATTTTTTATCCGGCATTGCCTTTGCAATTTCGCGCAGGATATGCCCGCCCTTGTTGTGGTCGAGATTAATGAGCGTAATATACTCACTTTTGGCCGGGTCAGGGTTGCAGTTGTACACACGATAATCACATGCCGGCGGAACTACGATAGATCCGTGATTATAATTTAGTTTTTTCGCGGCCCATTCCGAATTATAAACTATGTATTGCGGATTTTCTGCATCGACGATACATCCGTATTTGTGCGTGTTGTGTATAAGATGAATGACGGGCAGCTTGAATATTTTTGCCGTTTCAATGGTCCATTGAGCATAGTCCAAATGCGTGAAAACAACGTCTGATGAGTTGAATAAGTTGGTGATAAATGTCGGGTCCGACGGGAACACATCAATTCCGTCATAAATATAATGCTCTGTAATCTTGTAATGGTTCGCCTGGTGCAGCAGCACTTTTACAGTGTGCCCTTTGCCTGCAAGGTATTTGTTGATTGCATGAAGCATAAACTCCGCGCCACATAAGTGCTTAGGCGGGTAAAGATGGACCGAGCAAAGTATGTTCATGGTATTCCAGTTCGATTAATATATCAAGATAATGCCGCGCTTTTTTTAAGTCCTCAAGTCCATTCTTAAACTTGTGGCGCATGATGTACTTTATGATGTTCCCCTCGATGTATGGCAGCCCGTTGGCATGGATAAATTCAATCGGTTGAATCTTCCATTGCTTGTAATGCTGACCGCCCTCCTGCGTTTCTAACGCGCTCATACAACTATCCATTTTTCCGGATAAATGTCTTTGGTCTCCAAATGCGCCGCCGCCGGACCGAACCATTGTCGAGGCGCGACCACTTGCCCGCCGGCGAGCCATGCAGCCCACCAGGAAAAGGTGCTATTTGCAATAATGTGGTTAGCGCATTTTTTCATCAGTCGGAAATCATCATAAGTCGTCCCGCTCTGAAAAACATCATGCCCGCCCATAAACTGGCCGAGGATCTCCTTTGCCTTGACAATATCGTCCGAAAAAATCATGTAGGGCCCCTTTAGATGCTTCATCGCCTCGGCATAGTACCATTTGCTGCAAATCGGGTGGTAATCGCCTCCATAGTCGCCGCACCTGATATGGATGGCGGTGTAAGGCAGCGGATCGATCTCGTTTTTTAATGTGAATAGGCGGCGGATATAGTCCGCGCAGTGAATAAAATACTTTTCGCTTTGCATATGCCCGACATAGGACCACCCATCAGGATGATTCAGCCCTTGCCAGCCCCAGGCGATGTAATAATCGGCCATCTCCATGTCCAAGCGGTTTATGGTCTCCCAATACGGAAACCACCGCCCGACATTGATATCTTCCTTACTTCCAAAACGCTCTGCCGCGTCATGGTTCACCCACTTCGGAAAAGCATAGTCGTACCCGTTCGCCTTTGCGATGCCGATCGTGCTGGCCACCTGAAAGAGCTGGTTTGCAAAACGGCCGTATCGTCCCAGGTTGGCGAATGTCACCATTCCCCATTCCTTTTCCTGTGATGGTGAAAAATGACCGGGTATGTGTCCATGTAAGTACCCTTGTCGTATATAAACGCCCCATCGTTGTACATCGCCGGCCACCAGTGTAATTTAAGTCCGTGCCACTGTTGTAAGCACGTTAAAATCGCCTGATCGTGCCTATGCTCTTGAAACTCCGGGAACTGGTCCACCTTTAGCACATCATTGATAAAGTTGGGCATTTGCGACCACAGCAGCCACTCCCGCACAAAGTTACGCGAGAACTTTGTCGCCTTGATGACAATGGCCGAAGCCTGCGCCTGCAATTTGTCCAGGGCGAACATGCGAACGTACACCTCGCGCTTGCACCAGTGTATATGCCGGTAATGGTTGCCAAAGATCATAATGTCCTGGTCCATTGCGTCCACCAGATGTTGAATATTATCTACGACTTCGACCCCTGCGTCGATATAAAGCAACATATCATTTTCGTCCATGTTGGAAAGGCACTGATCGATGATGTACGGTTTCCATAACCAATACCCCGCCCCGCGCGGATGGTTCAACGTGTCAAAGTTTTGCAAATAAAACTCCGATGATATTTCAGCATGGATCGGTGTCGCTCCGAAATTTTGCGCGGACCTTAAAGCAAGATCCCTGCTTCTGCTCATGTTCTCGCTCGCATATGTCGTGACGTATATCATATCAATTCACGAAGATAATCCTCTGATGCGGTAAATGTATCGGTGTAATCCACATTCCTGTCCCAAAGGTCCGAGCGGGTCGGGCGCTGAAAAGAAAGGAATGGATATGTCACATATGCGCTATAATGCGGCAATATAGTGTCAGAAAGAAATGTGTCGTACATGATGCCGTCATGATACATCTCAATGATGCTGGCGGCCATGTCGGCAGTGTACGCGACGGCATGGGTAGTGTATGCGGCCGTGACGCGAAAAATGTGGTCAGTGACTTTTATAGGCGCCGGATGATCCGGGTACGGTCTTAAGTTCGCGCCGAAATAGATAATATCCCACGCCTTAGGCATCTCCGCCATGATCTCATCCAGCCTGTCCATGTGCCTAAATGTGGCGTCATCTTCAAACAGGATGGCGGTCTCTTTGCCGGTATCGACAAAGTCCAGCAGCATGGCGATTTGAGACTTGTTAAAACTTGCATGCGGACTTTCGTCCTCTATGGCATAGAACCATTTGAAACTGAAATCTGCCCCCTGCTCGAACAAATATCGGCGGTCCACCCTGGCGCGCTGCGTCAAGACGGCAATGTGTTCAAAATGGTCGTTAAAGTTCATGGTTTGCAAAATGAAAAAAGGGAGCCGCCCGGCGCGACCCCCCTTTTTTTTAGAATTATGCAGATGTGCCGGTCGTACCGTAAACTGCTGCCTTCGGCTGGAACGAGAGGAGCTCGATCCGGGCCTCGGCGCGGTAGGTGACGAGGTTCTTGATGAAGTCGCTCTGATCGAACTCGGTGCTGCGAACCTGCAGGCCGGAAGCCTGGGCGGTTGCGAACGCGTCGGTGTTCAGAACGTAGAACCTGCTGCCTGTTACCTGGCTGTGCGGAACCACGGGGATACCGTTGATGCGGATACGGCCGTCGGCATCTACTGCAACGGATGCAGGTACGCCAAAGTTTGACGGTTTAGTCAGCAGCAGAGTAGACCATGCGGCCCATGTGGTCAGGATCAGGTTCGGCATGCCGAGACCCAGGTCGCCATGCTGTGCAACACCTGCAATCATCTTCGACACGGTCAGTGTCTCGGAGGTAGACAGCGCGGTGCTGTTGGTGGCGATGGTGTTCAGGTACCTTGTATTCACAGCCCTGTTCCAGTCCTCGATAAGGGACTGCGAAAGGTAGGACTGGAGGAAAGGCAAATCCTGAAGCATCTGGCGGGACACTTTCACGTAACCAGCGATAAACGGAACACTCACGTTCACCATTGTCACATCGTAGTCGATCTGTGCCTTGTCATTGCCTTCGGTCTGTGCTCCAAACGATCCCTCACCGACGGGGCTGTTGCCACGCGGGAAAGTCACGTTTCCGGTAGCGGTCGGAACAATCCGGAACACATCGTAAAGATGAGGATTATAGAACGACCTCATGATCGGGTTCGGAACGTAGCTGATCTGGCTGGTGCCGGTCAGGTTGTCGGTCAGGTTCATCGTGCCGACGATTTTCATCGCGGAGAATGCCTGCTCGGACTTCATCTTCTCATGGTTTTCGGCCACGATCTCGTTAACAGCGTTCTTAAGGTAGTCGCTGTTAGTCCAGCCTGCTTTTTCCACCTGCGCGGCTTTCAGCTTACCGTTGGAAGCCACAAGGCTGTCTACCTTTGCTTTCAGCTCGGCAATGCTCTCGCCTTTTTTGGCGGCATCTTCATTCAGTTGTGCAACGTCTGCGGCGACCTTGCTGTCAAGTTTGGCGACCTCTGCGGTCAGCTCGTCTTTGTGGCCCTTGAGCTTTGGGTCAAGTGCCTCCATGATGTCTTTTACTTCCATGTTAAAAATGTTTGTGTATTAATAATTGAATTGCCTGCTTAATCTTATCGTCCTCGGCCTTTGGCTGCTCGACGGGTGCCTCAACGACTGCCCTGGCGCTACTCATGTCCTCGATAAGTTGATTCAGCTGTTTTATCTCAAGCAGCAGCAGCTCGATTGTCTCGTCTGTTGCGTCTGTTGATTTTACGAATTTCTCGAGCTTTTTTAGCCGCTCGATCCGGTTGTGCATGTCATGCCCTTTCATGCCCAGCAAAGGCGTGTACTCGTTCGCGCCCCATGATGTCAGGCTGGACCCCTCGAACAGTTTGATGTCAAGCAGCTCGTTCGCGCTGTCGCCTTTCTGTTCCTTTATTACGTTGAACCCGATGCTGTGTTCTTTCACTAGATCGCTCTCGACCATCTTTATAAAGTCTTGCCCCAGGTTGTGCTTGCCGATCTGGCTCTCGTAATAAAGGCCGTAAGCGTCCTCCTTCAAGTCCATGATCTTACCCAGCGGCTGACGCGGGTCATGGTTCAGCAGGTGCTTTATGCGTCCTTTCGGAAACCATTCGTTAATGCTTTTCTGAAACGCACCCGGTCGGATGATGTCCCCATCGCTGTCTTTTATGTTGAACGCGGAAAAGTAACCGGTGACGATGCCTTTCTTTGCATCGACGTCTTTTACTTCGTGCTGCAATCGTTTGTATCCGTATATCATTCTCTTATTTTTTGAACTTTCCTCTGCTGCCAAATATGCCACATATGCGCGTTCCGCGGCGGGTTTGCTGGTGTACATGCAAGGCCCGTCGCCTATCCTATATTTCCCGTCTCCGCACGCGTATATCGGCATGTTTATCGTTTTACAAGTCTACCCCTCTCATCTCTTTTCGGCGTGAAGGCGACCACACACCGGCAATTTATCGTGAATGATGCCGGAGCGTTGGGATCCCCTGGCTGCGCTGCGACTGCCGTGATGCCTTTCAGTCCCGTCTGTTCAAAGTTCGCGTCCATCTCCCTCACCTGCCCGTCCATCGCCCAGTGATCAAACTCGTCCTTTTTGCCGAACCGGCGTGTTAGTTTATCATTCCCCGCAACCCATTCTTTTGTCAATACTGTGCGGCTCTTTGCCGCTGCCTCCATCGCCCCGACGTTTGATGCCCTTCCGACTTCCGTCCTTGCGATGGTTAGGGCCCTCGGATACTGCACGATGTAACTATTGGCGATGTTCAGCGCAATCTCCCGGTAACTTAACTGTTGTTCCTCGCCCTGCGTGATGATTTTAAGCAGTTCCTGCTTTGTCGTGTCATCCATCCGCGTGACAAGGTCCAGCGCGTGCCTGCCCAAAATGTTTACAATGCGCTGAATGATATCAGCATTGAAAAACACATCTTTCCGCTCCTGTACCTGCAAAGATCTGTTCACATTTATCGCGAATTGCAGGCCGACCTTTTTGTAAAGGTCCATAATGATTTTTATAAACTCATCGTTAAACATGGGCATTTTGCTCCATGCCGCCTGAAACCCGATACTGTCCGCTTGCTTCACCAGTGCGTCCACCTGACGCTTAATTAATGCCTGTATCTTTTTCGCATATCCGACCTCATGCTTGCGCATCTGTCGGCCCGCCGCTAACCAGTATTTCCTCCGCTCTGCGAAATTCATCTATTAATCTTTGTCTGTAACTTTCACGCGCCGCGTCCCTCATCCTTGCCTCCGTTATACATGACCATTCTGTCGGTAGTCGCGGAAATCGTTCTCTGACCAGCTGATTAATGTGTTCAATGTCCACGGATTTTCACCCTTTATGTATGTCACTATTTCCCGGACCACCTGCCCCTTGACAATGACGTGATAATGCACCACATCGTCAGATCGATATATCACCGTCAGCTCCATCGCCGTACCCCATGTCCATGCCCGCGTCCTCCAAAGGTATCAAGCCCTGTGCCACATAGCTCATGTCGTATGCGCCGCCTTTCGGCTCGTAGTTCATCGCAATCCTTTTTTCATCCATCGTCAGCCAGTTGGCATTAACAAGGCCCGCGACCATTTTCTCCAGATCTCTCTGCAGCTCCGGCAATGCCGTGATATCAAAGTCGATGAACACGCCCGGCTCGTTCATGCGGGGTACTAGCCACCTGTTCAATTCGTCGCGCAGCTGGGCGCACATGGGGACAATCGTGTTCGTAACGAGATCGCGGAGGGCGTTCTGGTAGTTGTTGTCAGCCATGTTGTCCGGGCTGAACAGAACCACCGGCATACCAAATACCCGGCACCACTGCTGGAGCGAGAATTGCATCGTTTCAATGAGTGCCATCTCCCGATTACTCAATCCAAACGAAAGATAGTCCCACGGGGTCTGCAACATAGCCACCTGGCCGGCGCGCTCGTTATTGTTGATCCTGTCGGCAAGTGCCCTCTGCATCTGTGCGGCCTGTGTTTCTGTAACTTGTGGAACCACGTTTCCGGTCGCCTTTGGCACCAGTGCGCCCTTCGCGCCTCCGTTCGCCATCTGGTTCGCGGCGGCTTTCTGCGCCTCGATGCCCATCAGGTAAGTATTCCATGCCGCCTTGATAGGTGACACGCCTCGGAGATGCTCACGGGTAACGCTGTCGAACTTTGGCGTCCAGCTTTTCCACTGCATAATGTCGTCCTTCTCCAGATACTGCGATCCGACGCCGACCTGTAACTCCCATCCGGCCACGCCGTAAAGGTCATTCTTATCTGGCAGGAGGCCCATGTATTGGGATGGCATGATGAACATCTCGACGAACTCGCCATCAGTGTCGCCATCGTTCCCCCATACAAAGCCCTCGCCTGTAAGGAACCGGAACCCGAAAAGTTGCTCAAAAAATTGATCCTGTCCCTGATATCCGTTCGGACGCTTGAGCAATGCCGCGACTTTTGAATTGTCCGCGATCATGCTCTCGTCGTATGCGTTTTTGCGCTCAATCATTGCGCGCTCCAGTGCGCCAGGATGGCCGACGCCTTTGGTCAGTTGCTTGTAACGCTCAAGCGATAGCGCAGCCTTTCGGCCTTCGTTCTTGCGGTAAACGTACCACGGAATGCTTGCTGCCTTACGGGCAAGAAATGAAACGATGGCATAGACATCGCTGTTGTTATCGTACGCTGACGTATATTTCTGCGCGTCGAATTGCGATAGGACCGCGGACGCGTTGATGGGCATCACCTGGTTCGGCTGATTAGGGCTGAAACCCTTTCGCCGAAGATAATTATCGATAAACCGGTCAAATATCGCCATTACATGACGCCCCATGTCAGGGCTGGCTGTTTTAATTTCGTGAACACCGCGTAACGCATTGCATCCACGATGTGATCGTTCAGCTTCACTGGTTCCTTATCGATGACCGTTCCGTCTTTGTCGGTTTTCCATTTGTAGCTTTTCAGCTCGTGCATCAAATTTACGCTACTTCCGTGAACAAACAGCGGGAGGCTTTTCACCTTCATGATGCCTGCATACACATCTTTGTCCGCAGGCTTCACGTTCCACCCGCATCTGTGTAACTCCTCAATACTTTTCGGTTCCGCTGCGTCGCAAAAAATCTCATCTCCAGGCGCAATGCCAAGCGATGGCATAAGGTCAGCAAGGTCATTCGTTGTAAGGTTAGACTGGTAAAGCAATTCCTTCACATAAAGCGCATTATCGTAAAGTTTAACCTTGACGATAGCAGTCGGGTTACGATATCCAAAATCCAGCCCGTAAAACGTCTCAGTGCCTTCCGGCATCTGTTCGCATATCCGCCAGTGCGTGTATATCTGCTCCTGGCT